CCACAACTTGTTCTTCATAACCATCCCAAGCGTGTACCACGTCTTCGCCGGCTGAATACACTAGAGTCACTTTTGTGTCCCCTGATAAATTTGCTTCTTTAAGTTTGTCTTGAATGTTCAACTATTTTTCTCCCTCTTGGATGTTTACGAGTTCAATTTCATAATTTAGTGTTTGTCCAGCTAGAGGATGATTAAAATTGAGACTGACGTTCTCATCATCAATTGAATCGATTTTTGCTACGACCGGCTGACCAGCTGGACTTACTCCTTGGACCATTCCGCCTACGACTGGTTCAAAGTTCTCTGGAAACGAAGTGAGAGGTACTGTTTCGTAAGCTTCCGGATTCACATCCCCATACGCCTCCTCTGGACTTAGCTTGATATTCTTCACTTCTCCCAACTTCATGCCTGTTAAAGCACTGTCAAAGCCTGTGATCAGCTGACCTGAGCCAACTTCAACAGAGATAGTTTCTTCGCGGGTTCTAGAACTGTCGAATTCAGTTCCATCGTCGAGAGTGCCGACATAATGTAATTCTACTGTCTGACCAACCTTAACTTTCTTGTTTTTTGTTTTTTTAGCCATTTATAATTTTATCCTTTTTTTATTATTAAATTTGAGACACCTGTAGCCCCGTGCCTCCCTGCGGGTGAGAGAGAACCTACGATAGAAGCTCGCTAAAAGCTTTATCTACTGAGTCTCCAGTCTCAGCATTATATTTCTCGACGTTGCCAGAAGAATCGTCATCGACGTTGCCTGACAAATATTCGTCAAGAAGAACTTCAACATCTTCCGGAGATTTCCGTTCAAAGATGTCGTCAAGGTTTGGAATAGTATCCAACCATTCGGAACACTGTGCTTCGTCTTCACATAGTAGAGAAGGACGGCGGCGAGGGGTGATTTCCGTTTGAGGGAAAGAAGCCCCCGCTGGCTTTCCATAACGAATTACGAGATCTGTTCCAGTTTCGGAATCTGTAATATCGCCATACTCAGGGTTAAGAACAAGATTAAGAAGCTTCTCATAAGCCATCTTGCCGAAGCCCCAAATACGCACACCCTTATCCTCCTCTCCGCGAACTACCACAGGAGCGAAGAATCGCTGACGAGCGGACAAAGACTTTGCCATCTTAATGCTGTCTTCTGTGCCCTCTTTATAGAGTTTTCTAACAAAGCTGTCTAGAGCGTCTTCTTCTCCGTAGTTCTTCTTTGGGCTTAAGAAGCCAGGATTGTTTCCAACATTATAGTGGAACCAAAAGTCCTTAAAAGGATCGCCATCAGCTGTAGGGACAATTCGAATTGTTGTCTCTCCATCTTGTGGCTTCCAAAAAGCTTCTCGGTTATTACCGTTTTTGTTTTCTAGTGCAGTGCGCCTGTCGCGCATTTTTTCCATATCAATACCCATTAATTTCTCCTTTTGTTGAGTAAAGTCAGAATGACTAATCTCTCATTCTGCTGTATCCATCATAACACAATGAATTCTGTTTGTCAAGTGTTTTTTTATTTTTTTTGCCTTTGAATTTCTGAAGAATTAGCAACTGTATAAACATAGTCTTGATCATAATTTGTTGAAAATATGCCGTAACTTGTTTCTGTTTCGCTTTTAATTTGCTCTCTAATTTTCTTCAAAATATCTCCATCGGTTTCCAACTTTTCTTTGTTGATAGCATAATAATAGCGCATTTCTCCAACGTTGTCAAGTGAATAAAATAATTTATTTTCATTATTTTCTGTATCATAAAAACCAATCGTTGAAATCCTTCGTCCAGCCGGTGGCTTCGAATAAGTATCAACAACTGGTTCTATATGATTATAGACGTTAATCATATGCAAGGAAGACACAATCATACTATTAAGCCTATCATAATATCCTATAACTGGAACATTGCCTAAATTTTCTTCAACTTTTGAGTTATCGACAAGATAAATTCTATTAAACACTCCAGACCTCGCATACTCCTGCAACACGTTAAACACAACCCATTCTTGTTTCATTTTTGTTATACTTATTGACTCCAAGTCAGGTCGGATATATAATATGTTAATATTGCAATGTTTTATGTGCTCTAGAATTGATAAGGCTGCTCCAGATATGTTTCCGGAGCCTCCGACAACAAATAAAACGTCCCCATAGACATCTTTAAAGAAATTAGTCATGTCTGGGCACTTTTCTTCATATCTCTCGGGACTATCTTGCCAAGGCATATCGTATATCCCGTCTTGCCTAAGCCCTTTCAAATTACAATCTATCTTATATACCTTGTATTGACTATATTTTGTAAACTCATCAGCTATGTTGCAGCCAGCAGATCCTAATCCAATAACAGTATCCATTACGATAATAACTCCCTTAAGTTTCCGAAATCTTTTCCAGTCTTAACGCTAGTCTTGAACTTGCCAAATCTTGTATTTGAAAACTCATCTATAATATCCTTCATTAGAAACTTGTCCTCTGCGTGTAAATCAATAACTATACTGTCATGCACGCAAAAGGCAATGTTTGACTTTCTACCTTCTAGTATATCATATATTTTAATCATTTTTTGTAAAATAAGATCCGCGCAGGTACTCTGAATAATATAATTTAGTGCGTGGTGCTTGTCTGCTGGTATTTCTCTGTTGAAGCAGGTCTTCACTGTCTCTCCATCCCAATATTCGTTTAGAACTTTGTCTTTATCATACATTTTTATTAATATATTTTCGTTTGGGTGCTTTTTTGAGTTATATAGCCAAGCAAAGATAGAATTTTTTATTTGTTGTCTCGACAAGATCTTGTTTCCCGATAAATATCGCCTATTCCACTCGTGGATGTCCATTTGTGGTTGCTTCTTGTCCGATAGGGCCAACAAGGTTCGTAATTCAGCCCCATTATAGTCCAATTCAACAAACAAGTCATTGTTTGGTTTAATAATGGATCGGTATGCCTTTGGAAAAGTAAGAACAGGGAAGCTATACTTCTTTGTCGTCAGTCTTCCCGTCTTTGTCCCAAAAATATCGTATCTAATATAAGGTTTAAGCTTCTCAACCTTCTTTCTCCACTGTCTCGCTTTATATTCAGCAAGATGTGGCTTGAATTCATCAATATCGATATTGAGTTTTTGTTGATTTATATCTTCTACCACTTTTGTTAATAAAGTCAAAAATCTCAAATTTTTAGGTGGCAAAAAATTTTCAAAAACGTGTTTTGTGATTTTATTTTTGATCTCGCAGTATTCAAGCAAGAACTTCTCTGGAACCAGATCATAAAAGCAATTGTCGTCTAAGGACACCTTCGATATGAAGAAGGATCTCATATATGCTTTTAGTTTTTTATTGATTTCTTCCCAGTCATCTCTTAGGACGTCGGGGCAAACATCGTCAAGAGACTTTCCACCGCATTGCAAATGTCCGAACGACAGTTCTTTGTCTTTGAGGAAAGAAGCATAAGTCCATGTTTTGCTAATTCCGTCAGGAACTTCACTATTAAAGTAAAGATCTCCGTCATAATATACTCCTATACATTTATGTTTATTGTCCAATGTCTGAAATAACAATAATTAACCTTTAATATCCGGTATTTCCATCTTGACTGGTCAGGCTGCCGTCTGATAATGAAAAACTTGTTGCCTTTGTTTGTTCAACTGGAAATCCTCTAAGTTCTCCATTAATATACTCCATTGTGAGGCCGTTGTCAAGATCTTTTTTATCAAAAGTTTGATAAATTCTATTTGCTTTTCTGATTATTTGATCGTATCTCGGTTTTGAAAGAATTATCCCCTCTTCTTTTGCTCTCAAAGATACAAGCATTTTTATCAATTTTAAAACTGAACCGTATTTTGATAACTCATCAAAAGATACTATTTTCCTTTCTATAGTTCTTCTGAATATTTTTGTGTTTGTTGTTGTAGGCTTGCCAGCCAACTTCCAAATTTCGTTTGCACAGTTCTCATCTTTTTCAAGTATCACTTTAGGAAACGAAGAAACATATTCATTATAATGCTCAAGCAATAATTCAACAAGCGCAGGGAGGTCGAAGCGAAAGCTTTTAATGTAGTGTGTATCAAATAAATTTTTAACTGAATTTGGGTAGAATTGTTTATCTGTCACCTTTCCATTAATTGTGTATTGTAACTCTATGAGCCCTGTCGCAGTTGTTGTCTCTATAATGTCTCTACATTGCTTTCTGATTATTGCATCTTCCTCTTCTGGAGTTTGAAAAGGTTCCATGGTAGGGTCAGAAACGCTTCTTATCCAATATCTCTGCATTTGTGGAGAAGCAATGTTTGCAACTAGTCTCCAAGGAGCGTTTTTATCTACATAAAATCCATATTTCTTTGCCAAGCTGTGATAAAAATTAAAACTAACATCATCAATAAAAACTCCTTTCATTTCGTCGTCATCGTGATCGTCAAATGAAAT